TTTTTTTGTGCCCGGAGATCCGATGACCTTCACTGAGCGCAACCAGCGGGTCACGAACACATCGAGCCTGCTGCTCTTCCTAGAAATCAGCGCGCCGTCGATCCCCGAGACCCTGCGGATCGTCAACGACACGCGGAACTGGACATCGCAAGGCGTCGAGTACATCGCCTGTCCATTCGGATTCAAGTTACCGGACGACACGGCCGGCCAGACGCCTCGCGCGCAGCTGGTGATCGACAACGTGGGTCTGGGCATGACGCAGGACCTGGAGTCGTTGCAGCCGAATGAGATGGTCACGTGCCGGCTGATTGTGAGCGACAGCGCTAACCCAGACGTGCACGAACGCGTCTACCGGCTCCCGATGACGATGGCCTCTGCCACCACCGGCCAAGTCACAGCACAACTCGGCGTGGACTTCCTGATGCGCACCCAATCGGTCCGTCTGCGCTACAACCCGTTCATTTCGCCGGGCCTGTTCTGATGCGTCTGGCGGACGTGGAGCGGTTCACCGGCGTCCCGTACTGCGAGCAGACAAACGATTGCGCCGATTTTGTCGTGCACGTCCAGCGCGAACTGTTCGGGCGCGACGTGACGCTTCCCAACGGACGGCCTCGCGGAGCACGTGGTCAGCTGGCACTGGGCGAACTTTCGAAGCCCTACGGCGTCCGCACTGAGACCCCCGTCGACGGCGACCTTGTGCTGATGAAGGAGCGCGGCGTGCTGGGCCACGTCGGCGTCTACTTCTGGATCGCGCACGAGGCGTGGTGCCTGCACAGCTGCGAGCGCATCGGCGAGTCGGTGCTTCACCGGATACGCGAACTCCCGGACTTCGGCGCCCAAGTCGAAGGCTTCTACCGCTGGCTCGACTGACCAGCCTCCCAACCCCGCACACCACAACGCCCCTTTACCGGGGCGTTTTTCGTTTCTGGAGATCGCCCTGATGGGTTTGATGGAATGCCCGGCTGGACACGGCCGCCTGATCACGACGCCGCACCCGGTCACGCTCGAAGGGCAGACCAACATCGCGGCGGAGCTGGTGCCGGGCGAGACGCTTGGCGCGTTCCTTCGCCGCTCGGTGCCGGACTGGACAGGCGATGCGTGGGAGGTCCGCATCAACGGCGTCGTGGTGCCCCACGAGGTAATGGACCGCGTTCGGCCCAAGGACTGCACGGTCATCGAGGTGCGCGGCGTCGTGCGCAAGCAGGCGCTCTACATCGTCGCGATGATCGCGCTGACGTACTTCACGTTCGGCGCGGGTGCGATCGCAGGCTTCTCGATCGGCACATCAACAGCATTCGGTACGTTCGTCGCGCAGGCCGTCGTGTTCGCTGCCGGCTCGATCTTGGTCAACAAGGTGCTCGGCCCCAAGCCCCCAAGCGCTGGCGGCCAGCCCGAGCTGCAAAGCATCTACAACATCGGCGCCGGTCGAAACCAAGCCCGCCCGTATCAGCCTCTCCCGCTGGTGTTCGGCCGCGTGAAGTTCGCGCCCGACATCATCAGCGCGCACTACACCTGGTACGAGGGGAACGAGCAGTACCTCGCGATGACGCTGACGCCGGGCGTCAATGTCCACTCAGTCGAAGCGCTCTACAACGGCGACGCACTGCTTTCGTCGTTCCAGGGCGTGCAGGTCTGGCACTCCGGCTTCCCCGGCATGCCCGAGCAGCCGATCCCGCTCTACAGCAATGCGGACACCATCGCCGGTGGCGAGCTGGTTAACGGCGGCGCCAACATCTTCCGCACGACATCGCCCGGCACGAAGCAGGCGCAGATCGACATCGAGGGCACGCTCTACGACGTCGACAAGCACGGCACGTTCCACGGCAACAGCGTCCCGGTCTACATCCAGTGGCGGCCCGTTGGCGGCGCGTGGCAGGGCGTCCCGATGGCGGTCATCTCCAACAACGACACCCGCGTCATCCGCCGCACCTACCGGGTGGAGTTCCCCGAGCCGGGCCAGTACGAAGTTGCAGTACGTCTTGGCACGCCGACGTGGAATGAGGGCGGCGGCAAGGACGAGTGTCGCTTTGCTTGGTCCGTCATGCGCTCGATCCAGCTGGACGAGGCCACCTACGCCGGCATCCCGAGGATCGGCATCCAGATCAAGGCGAGCGGGCAGCTCAACGGGGCTCCCGACGAGATCCGGTGCGTCGCACACAGCCGCCCGGTGCCGGTCTGGAAAGGTCCAATCATCGGCTGGGTCACGGAGGAAACCAGCAATCCGGGCGCGCAGATTCTCCAGTACGCGCGCGGGATCGAGACTACGAAGTTCGCCAAAGATCCCGGCACTGGCGAGTATCTGCGCGATCCGGAAACCGGTTATCTGATCCCTGACGGCACGGAGCGCATCGCCGGCATCGGCCTGCCTGACGACATGATCGACATCGCGGCGTTGCAGGCTTTCATGCTGCACTGCGCCGCCAACGAGTTCGAGTACAACTACGTCATCAAGGACGCCCGCTCGCACGAGGAGATGGTGAACTCGCTGGCCGCGGCCGGGTTCGGGCAGGTGACATGGGCCGGCGGGCGCCTGTCGGTCGTGTGGGCTGCGGCCGATCAGCCGCTGTCCGGCGTGGTCAACATGGCCACGATCAAGAAGGGGGAGTTCCAGGTCGATTACACGCTGGCCAACGCGGCCGATGGGATCGAGTACAGCTACTACGACGCCGAGGACTGGTCGACCAAGACCATCCGAGTCCCGGCCCCCGGCGTGACCACGATGCTCAACCCGGCGACGCTTACGGGCGAAGGCGTGACCAGCGAGGCCCAAGCGGCGAAGCTTGCCCGATTCCACCTCGCCCAGTCCCTGTACCAGTACAAGGACATCAGCTTTGCGACCGACATCGAGCACCTGAGCTATCAGCGCCTCTCGCTCCTGTCGCTGTCGCACGACCTGACGCAGTGGGGGTTCAGCGGGCGCTTGCGGGGCGCGTCGGTTTCCGGGGGCGTGGTCACGCTGCATCTCGATGAGCCAGTCCGCCAGCCGCCGCCGGGCGGCGCCTACGTCGGCCTGCGCATCCCAGGCGAGCGCACCTACCGCGTGTTCGGCGTGCAGCCGTTCGAAGGCGAGAGCGACACGCTCACGCTCACCGGCGCGTGGCCGAATGATGCCGAGTTGCCGGGCAACCGAGACGGGAACCCCGCCTGGGACACCCTTTGGTGCTACGACTTCAAGGCGACGCCCGGCTACCGCGTGCGCGTCGTGTCGATCGAGCCGGAGAGCGACCTGAAGGGCGCGCGCGTCGCCGTCGTGCCCGAAGGCCCGGAATACTGGAACTACGTCCTGACCGGCGAGTACATCCCCGCGCCGAACCAGAGCCTGCTACAGACGCGCCCCGTCGCCAGCAACCTGCGTGTCACCGAGCAACAGGTGAAGCAGGGCGACACGGTGTTTACGGAACTCTCCGTGGCCTTCGATGTGTCCGGGCCGGTGGGCACGACCGTCGTCCAGATGTCGGGCGCTAACGGCATCCTCGAGGAGGTCGCGCGCACCGACACGCGCACCGCGACGTGGCGCATCCCTCGCGCCGGCACGTATCAGATCGTTGTGCGGCCATTCGCGCCCGACGGGAGCCCGGGCATTGCAGCGGCCACGATCTACAGCACCATTGGCGCAGATGCACCGCCGGTGCTGGTGGACCTGTTCGACGTAGCGGAGCGCAGCGGCGGCGTGCGGCTCTATACCTGGGGCTGGCTGGCCGACACCACGCAGTCCGCTGACTTCGCGGGCGTGGAGATCCGCTATGTACCGGGGGCCGTGCAGGCGCCGGATTGGGACGCCATGACGCCGGTCGGCGAGGACGGCTATCACACGGCCCCATTCGAGGCGGTCATCCCCGAGTCGGGCCAGTGGACGTTCGCCGCGCGCTCGCGCAACACCAGTGGCACCCTGTCGACGGGCATGCGAGTGCTGACCAAGACGCTGGGGGCCAACCTTGGCGAGCAGATCGGGGGTATCGGCGAGTCGATCGACTGGCTTACGCAGGAGCAGATGGCGCAACAGTCGCTCATTGACCAGGCTGTGTCAGATGCTGCCCTCGCGCAGGCAGCGGCGGCCGAAGCTGCTGCTGGCGTCGCCCGTATTGACGACGTGATTGGCGCGCCCCAGTGGTGGGTCGGTGGTGCATATCCTGTTGACTTCATCGTCCAGCACGACGGCGTTCTGTACGAGACGACGCAGGAGGTCTCCGGAGTCGAGCCGCCAAATCCGGACTACTACCGAGTCATCGGCAGCTACGTTGAACTCAACGGGCAGATGGCCGCCCGCATCGACAGCACGGAAACTCGTGTTGGTGACGCTGAAGGCGAAATCGCCGTGCAATCCACTCGGATCGATGGGGTGGTTGCAGACGCGCAGTCAACGGCCAGTGCCGTCAGCATTCTCGACGCGAAGGTGGACGAGCAAGGTGTAGCGACCGCTCAGGCAATCACCCAGGTCAGGAGCAGTCAGACCGGCAGCGGCAACCGACTGGAGAATGCGGAGCAATCGACGGTAGAGGGCAGTTTCTTGACGTGGGACTTGCTTGGCTGGCCGCTCCCGACGTTGGAACGCAATCTTGCCGGCGATGCCTGGCGCGCAGTCGGCACCAACAACTTCGGTCTGGTGAGCGGTGGCTCGCCAGCCGCGAATCAGCAGGCCGCACTTCGCTGGACGAAATCCATGTCCTGCGAGCCCGGGGATAACGTGATCGCTGCGGCAAGGCTGGCGAACCATCGTAGCTCTGGCTTCATACGAATTCTGTTTCTCCGCGCCAATGGCACGGAAATCGATTCTGTGGTTTCGCCGGTCAACACTGCACAGGCGGGTGGGCAGAGCCTGCAGAACTGGTTCGTGGCTGTGGCGCGAAGGGAGGGCGGCGCCCCAGCGGACACTTCACAGGCTGTACTCCAATGGTGGTCGCAAGGCACTGGCGAAGCTAACCCATACTCGTGGATCACGCAGCCGCAGCTCGAGGTAGGGCGACCGGGCCAGACAGAGCCGTCCCCATGGTCTGCTGGTGCCGCGGGCTTGGCATCTGCCACCTTCGCCCTGCAGGCAGCGCAAGACGCTCAGATCACGCTGACCACCAACGTCAACGGCCACGTGTCGGGCATGGTGTCCAAGAACGACGGCCAGCGGGGCGTGATCAGCTTCCTCGCCGACGTGTTCGAGATCATCGCGAGCGGCTCTGTCGGCGTGAACTTCGGCCGCACCGGGCGCGGCGGCTACTGCATGCGGTTCTACGCGGCGTCCATCCAGCTGGTGATGGGCATCAACTTCGGCGCCACCAACAACCTGTGCTTCTGGTACGGCCCGAACGTCGGCG